AACCAGGATCGGCCCGTTGACCGCGGCGAGCTGCGCCCACTTGGCGAGCTTTTTGGTGTCGTCGTCGACGCTCGCGTGATAGATCAGCAGATTGTGGTTGACCTCCGCCAGGCGGGCGATCACCACCGCCTTAACGTCGCCATCGGTCGCGTCCACGCGGTAGGCGTTGATCGCCTTGGCGACCTGCGAACCGTCCGTCCCGGTCGCCGGCGAAGGAACGTACTTGCCGCTCGCCGTGATTGCGCCAAGCACGGTGCCAGCTTCCACCACGCCGGCGCCGCCGGAACCGCCTTCGATCGTGACGTCCTCGCGCGACATGTGCCCGTCCTCCTCCGTGATGACGAAGGCAAGCGCATGGTAACTTTCGTTGAACGTGGTCATAGGGACCTGTCTCCAGTTTGTTTGTAGGATGACGGCGCGCCAGCTTTACGCCGCGCCCTTGAACCCGCGCCGCGCGTTGATGCGCGCAACCACACGATCGCGACTCGGTTGCGCCGCGGCCGCTTCGGCAGGCGGGCCAAGCGACAGCGCCGCACCATGGCGGGCCATGCGCTCGGCCAGCGGCGGCGTGGCGCCGGACGCCGGCAAACGGGCGGCCAACTCGATGACTTTTTCCGCGCTCATATCGGGCGCGTCCATCGCGAGCTGAAGCGCGAAGGCCTCACGCCCCTTGATTTTCTCGCTCGCGAGAATTGCCGACAGCCGGGCATTGTTGGCCTTCGTCTGTTCGGCGGCAGCGGCGGCGACGGCGGTGGCGAATTTTTGTTTCTTCGCCTCCTTTTTCGCTTGCCGCTGCGCATCGTTCGCAGTGCCGGCGGCATCGACGGCCGGCGCGCCTTGGGTCGTGTCCGTCATCGGTTTCCCCTTGGTTACGGACATGGTGATGCGGCCGGAGCCGCGGCGAGAGAGGTCGGCGAGCGCTTCGTCGAACGTGCCGACCTGATCGGCGAGGCCCGCCTCGACAGCTTCGGCGCCGATGTAGGTACGCGCTTCGGTTTGCCGGATCAGCGCCGGCGACATTAGCCGGCGCCCGGTGGAAACGGCATCAACAAACAAATCGTAGTATTTGTTGACTTCGCGCTGAAGGTCATCGCGCACGCCAGGCGAAAGCGGCTGAAGCGGGTTGCCATCGATCTTGTGCGCGCCGGCGAAGATCAGCGTCGGCGTCACGCCCTGCTTATCCAGGAAGCGCGAGTAATCGGCGTGCAGCATGACCACGCCGATTGAGCCGATAAGGCTGGTAGGCGTGGCAACGATGCGCTGCGCGCCTGATGCGAGCGCGTAGGCGGCCGACGTGGTCATGCCGTTGGCGATCGCCGCGGTAGGCTTTTGGCTGGCTACGGCGCGGATAGCGGCCGCCGTTTCAAAGGCGCCAACCGCTTCGCCGCCGGGACTTTCGATGTCGAACAACACCGCCCTGGCGCGCGGATCGCTGGCGGCCCGCGCGGCCTGGAATTGAATGCCTTCGTATGAAGTTTCACCCGAGCTGGAGCCCAGCCAGGCGCCGCGGTTTATCAGACTGCCGGTAATCGTGATGACCGCAACGCCGTCAGCCGTGCGCTTGTAGGGCAAGCGCGTCTGCTTGCCGCTTTCCGGGTCCTCGTCGATCGATGAACCCACGAAGCGCGACGCATTCGGCGCCGGGCCGCGCATTACCAGCTGCGCGGCCTCCGGCATGGCATCAATGCTGGCCTCCGCCGCTTCGCGCAGCTCGCTCACGTCGCCCAGCGGAATGCGCCCTTCCAATACGGCTAGGATAAGCGGCAGCTTGTCCGGGTGGATCAGCAGCGGGCGATTAAATACGCGCTCTGCGATGCGCAGCAGCATCGTCATGATAGCCTCGTGTTGTTTGGAAGATTTTCAGCCGGCGATAAAGGCGCGGCGGCGTTTTTTACTTAGCGGATTGAGCCGCTCGCATTCGGCGCGCAGGCGCAACATCAGCGCATCAAGCTTGTCGATATCGGCTGCGCCATAGCGTACCGTCGCTTCGCCGCGCCGGACTTCGATCACGCCGCGGCCGGTGGCGACGCGGTAGTATTGCGGCGTGATCCACGCGAGCACGGCGCAAGGATCGTTCCAGTCAGGATCAGGCGTGGCCATTTGTTAGTTGCCCCCTCAGTTAACGCCGCGCGTCCGCCAGCGCGTCGCTTACTTCCAGCAGCAGCTCCTTGATTTCCGCCAACTCCGGCAGCACCGCGCTGGCGGCAGCACCTTTTTGACCATTGCCGCCGCCGGCCTGGTCGCCTTTACCCTCGCCTTCGATCGCGCCCGAAGGCTGCACCGTCGACGCCGCGACCGCGGAAGCGCGTTCCTTCAGTTCCAATTCTTCGCGGCGATCCTGTTCGCGCTTGCGCAGCTCATACCAATCGTCAACATCGCCGCCCAACTCGCCAAACAAAATCGTATCCGGCACGCCCAACTCTTGAAGCTTTTTGAGCGCGTTAGCGGTTTTCAAGTCGTCCGCCTGCGGCTTCGCCGGCCCGCGCCAGTGCGCTTGCGTCGCGGCTGCGCGATTGGCGAGAAAAGCCTCGACGCCGCCCGGAAACGGCGTGCGGGCCGCGTCAATATCCTCTTCCAGCCAGGCCTCGTAAGCGCGCTGCGCAAGCGGCGCGACGATATGCTTGCGCCGGTAAAGCATGCGCGGCCAAATCGCCGTCGTGCCCATCTTCGCGGATGAAAAAGTTTCGCCGCTGTAGTCGCCGGTAAATTCAGGATAGGTCAGCGCGGCTACGCGTGAAATCTCGCGCAACAAAAAGCGCGCGAACGGTTCATACGTCGCGTTAGGGTGCTCGCTGCGGAAGAATTTGAAATCATCACCAGGAAAGCCGTGCAAGATTTTTCCGGCGACGCCGAGATTAAGATCGGCCCGGCGGTACCAGCCGACCTTTGCTTCCAGCAAATCCGCAAAGTGCTGTTCACCCCGCCCCTGCAATCCTTCTAACACGTCCTCACCTGGCGCGTCCGACGTGAACATGGCGGCGAACACCGCCTGGATCAACGCCGCGGTCAGCGTCGCATCGGCGAGCTGATCGAACTGGCGCGTCACTTTAAGCACCGGCGTCCACGGCGAAATGCCGCGCACCTGATCGGGGTCGCCGTCGAAGATGTGCGCGACAACCGGCCGGCCGGCGCCATCGTTGGCGGAAACCTCCACCTCCTCACGCAAACCATATCCGGTCAGCCGCCACAGCAAATAACTTTTGGGCGACCACGAGTCCACGTCCGATAAGCGCACGCCGTTTATCAGCAACGGAAAGGACGAGCGCAACGACATGCGCCAGGCCGGTAGCACGCGCATCTTAGTGCGCCATTCGCTGCCCGGCCGCGCGATCCATGGGAACGTCGCCAGGATTTCCCCGGTCGCCATCCAATGTTTGTAAGCCTGCCAAAGCAGCTGACCGAAGTTGAAGCGGGCGCCGGCGTCGCATGCGCGCGCATCGCCCGCCCATATGGAAAAGCGCGACTCCACCAGGCGCGCCCATTCGTTCGCCTGCGCTTGCGTCCAGCCGAGCGCGAGCGCGTTCGGCTTGGCATGCAATTCCAGGGAATTGCCGACCACATGCGCGGCGGACTGTTCGGCGGCGCCGGCAAACCAGCCGGAATTTTGCAGCGTGTTGACGGTGCGCGCCGTCGCCAGCCGCCAGGCCGCACGGACGTCGTCGTTCGCCTCACGCAACGCCGGGTGCCAGTGAAAAAACAACGGCATTTGCTCGCCGCGCATGTAGCCGGAGGCACCGCGTACCCGCCATTCGCCGCCAGGCGGCGCAATGGAAGTCTGTGCCGTTGGCGCCGGCGCCCGATACACGTGGCCATCCGTGCGCACGCGGTAACGCGGCTTAGCAGGCAAGGCCGTCATCGTGTCACCCGTTCAAAGCTTCGGATAGACGCGCGAGCACATTACCGCCCACCTTTGGGCGCGCGACGTGCGCCGCATTCCCAGCGTTGGCCGGATCAAACAAGTCGGCCTGCCCACGTTCCGGCGCATGCTCGCGCGATACGCGCAAGGCCTGCCATTGTTCCGGCGTCTTGCTGTACCAGCCGCAACGGATCGCCGCGGCCTCCGCGTACATTTCGCTGTCAAGCACTTCGTTGCGGTCATGATCCAGCCGCCAGAACGCGCGCGGGAAGCCCGTGCGTTTGTCCGTTATCACTTCGCGCTTTTCCGCGGTCAGCTGGCGATAAAATTCATCCGTCAAGCCGCGCGGATAACCGCAGTAGCCGCGCGCGAGCGGATCGACGCGTTTAAGCACTTCATAAAACGCGCTTTTAAGACCGGAAACGCCAACGTTATAAAAACGCTTCTGCGTTTTCCGTACCTTGCCGTCCGATCGCCGCTCACTTTTGGTCAGCGCGAGCGGCGGCGCCAAGTCTGTTTTTGCGCCACGCACAACAATAACCTTGTGCCACGAGTGGCGCTTCGCCCATCCAAATACTTCATTGGTGTAGGCGTTGCCATCGATCGCCAGCATTTC